TCGGCAAATTGGTGGCCCACCCTCACACTGCCGCCCATAAACTTGTGGTCAGTACCGAAGAGATTCGACCGGCAGGCGAGCGTCTTAAAGGTTACGGATGGATTTCCTCAGGCGATGACGCACTCGTCAAAGCCCTCGAAGCAATCTTCCACATCCTCAACCGTCGCGCTGGATCTCTCCTCACACGTATCGACATCCTCGACATTGCCAACTGGCTCGGCACAGTTCTATCGAGCCGTCGCAGCGCAGAGATAGCAATCTTCGAATACGGTCAGGACGAGTGGCAAGAGTTCGCAGTCGCCAAAAAGGATTTCTGGGTCAACAACCTGCAACGAGCACAGTCGAACAACTCCCTGCTGTTCAAGAAGAAGCCTACCCTGGCTGAACTCGAGCACATCTTCCACTTGATGGTAGAGGCGGGAGGCAGTGAGCCGGGGTTCATTAATGGCGAGGCAGCGACCAAGCGTGCCCCGTGGTTCGCTGGTACCAACCCATGCTGTGAAATTCTTTTGGGTTCGAAGTCGTTCTGCAATCTTGTGGAAATTGATGTCTCGAAGTTCTTTGGAGATTCCGCAGGTCTTCGCCGTGCTGTTGAGATCGCTGCAAGGGCAAACTATCGCCAGACTTGTGTAGACCTCAACGATGGCATCCTGCAGGAAGACTGGCACCGCAACAACGACTTCCTTCGCCTCTGTGGCGTGGGCTTGACGGGCATTGCAATGCGCCCCGACTTGAAGCCGTATGACTACTCGGAGCTTCAGCGCACTGCTACGTATGCCGCCTATTCGATGGCGGATGAACTTGGTACGCCTAGGCCGAAAAATATCACGACAATTAAGCCCAGTGGTACGTTGAGCAAGGTCTTCGATTGTACTGAAGGGATGCATAAGCCTCTGGGCCGATACATCTTCAATCAGGTCAACTTCTCGAAGCATGATCCGCTCGTGTCGCTGTGTCGTTCGGCAGGTTATAAGGTCATCCCGAATCCGATGGATCCCGAAGCAATGCTTATCACGCTTCCGGTGAAATGGGACAACGTGCCTTTCTCCAAGATCGTGAAGAACGGTGTAGAGATGGAAGTGAACCTCGAGACTGCTATTGAGCAGCTTGAGCGCTATAAGCTCCTGATGCTTAACTACTGTCAACAGAACGTCTCTTCGACCATTAGCTACAGTGTGGATGAAGTCCCTGCAATCATTGATTGGTTGCTTGAGAATTGGGACAACTACATCGGCGTCAGTTTTTTGTTCCGAACAGACCCGACGATGACCGCTGAGGACCTTGGGTATGCCTACATTCCACAGTCGGTTGTGACCAAGGCTGAGTACGAAGCATACGTTGCGAACCTGCAGCCTATCGACTTGAACAGCAACGTGCATAGTCTCGACGCTGAACTTGAAGATGAGTGTAAATCTGGCGCGTGCCCGATTCGGTGATGTAGTAAGTCTAGTGACCGGGGACGAGACGTGCTCCGAGATAACCTAGCGATTCCCGTGGGAAGCGGGATCCTTACTCGGCCTAATGAGCCACAAGTTCTACCCGAAACCTTAAACGCAATGTTTGAGTCTCGATTCTCTGTGTTTCAGGGGAATCTGAGCGTGTCCCTTGGGGAGCCTCATTGGTCTCTCTCCTCTCTCTATCCTTTGGGGTCCAGGGGGCACTCTCAGATTTGAGCAAAATATTTCCAAGCCTTCTAGTTGGAACGGCTGGCCGATTTCGGATTTTATAGATCAATTGGAAAACCCAAACAAATTTTGGGTATCTCCAGGTCACCCTTTGCATCCTTCCACAGACCCTCGCTCGTTCTGAGCAATTCCAAATACCCAAAAATACCCCATTTTCGCCCTCTCGTATCCCAAAACTGGTATAGAAACGCCTAGGCTGAGGGTCGCGCACCATAGCCAAAGTGCCCTTGGATAGCAAGCGTTCCCTAGCTTTCCTACCCTGCACCCCCCCTAGGACCCAAATACAGCCCTTTTGAGCGGTTCGGGAGCCTCAGGCTACCCATGTAGCTCCCTAGGTCTCCGAGCGGTTCCTAGCACCATACGGGACCCTAGAAACCATACTTGCGGAGCATAGCTGCGCTATTGGCGTGCTGCTGCCTCCCTAGGTTTCCCTCAGGATGTACAGGAAGCGCACACACAAGCACGAAACCCCGAGAAGCCTAAGCTTCGACAAGCGAAGCAGGGGTTACCTAGGGTCTCTAGTTTGTCTGCGGTTGCCTGGAGCGGGATTAGCTAGGGTTACAGTTAGTGAAGCTACCGTAGTCCACACAGGTATAGCTAGGTGCTTGCGGTTGATGATACTTGGTCCTACTGGCGCCCACAGTCTGCCCCAGGCTACTTAGACCCTCAGACCAAGCTTGAGCCTGTTGAGGGGTCATAGTGGAGCCTGCGCAACCCGAAAGGGAAGAAAGGGAACCCAGGGTAACCAAGGTAATGAGAATAGTTTTCATTTGTTATCGATTGTCAGATATTAGGGGTAATGCGCTCGTAAGGTAACACAACCGCCAACAGTGACTACAAACGACAAACCCCAGGGGTTACCTAGGGTCTCTCGTTTGCACACTGCATCATGGCTCTCTCAGTATCCGGATGTTACCCGGAAGCCGTATTTCAACAGGGCCCTGCATGGTCTTCGCTAGTTCCTCTGCGAGTGCTCTGGTTAGATCATGTATCAGTGTAGGCGTTGGTTCGATAGCCCGCGAGTATGCCTCTAGGGCTTTGGTTACTGGGCGAACAGAGGGTCTCATGCTACAAGGCCAGGAGTCTTCCGCTTACCTTGTTCGAAAGCACGGATCAACGCGGAATTGATACCAAGAACGTCAGTAACGCACGACATGGTATAGCGTCCACGCTTTCCAACTATCTTTACCGATGTCCCATCGATAGACTCAACGATACATTTTGTGTTCAGTTTGTAGTCGTTGAAAACGATGGACCCAAGGTTAGTACCAGGAGTGAGGGCCAATGTCTTTTCAACCTCTGCAAGGTGTCTTTCGTGCTCACGGCGCTCGAGAAACCTACGGGCATAGTACGTTTCATAGCCAAAGTCTCCGCCCTCTACCCTAGACATGCCCCTAGAGGCGACCTCGGGGGACACGTTCATATCCTTAGCAACGAAAGGTTTAACATCGCAGTTGTAGAACAACCCGCTATCCAACGCTTTCTGTGTGGATTCGATCAGTCGCACCATATGTTCCTCAGGTGCAACAAGGCCAGAGACTACAGGAGTCCAAGCATTGTATGCATCATCTGCCAAAGGATAGTGTGTGTACATGGTGTACCTCAGTTAGCGTGATTGGTGATGTAGAACAATTCAGGTACCGCAGCTTCCTGCAGGGCGACTAAGGCTTCCTCCAGTGTGAGGAACCGTAATAACGCTTTGCCTGTGAAACGATGGACTAGGGTGAACATGGTCTTATCCTCAGTTAGCAAAGTAGATCAAACCATTAGCGCACGCATACAGATCTACGCCACCGTACGGCTTACTAGCCTCCGAGAGTGCCTCGCCCACCTGACCCAAACCGCGGTCCCAGAAGCCCGCACCGTGTCCATTACGGGTAAGCCAGAAGTCATGCCCGATTTGTGGGTCTGAGAGCCCTGACACAACCAACAAGGATTCGTTGGAATCCACGAAGTCAGTCACATCCTCAATAGCTTCCGCCAGTGTTTCGGCTGAAATGTCCTGAATATCATATGTAGCGTCGAAGGGTTCCCCATGCTCATCCGTGGTGGTCCAAAGTGCAGCAAGGAGGTAGTGGCGAGTTATTACTGCAGTATTAAGCATGGTGATCTCCTTTGGTCTCTTCAGTACGGGCGATACCCGCAGACCCTCATGTGTAAGAGGGTTTCGACCTATCCTACTGTGTGTTGTGCAGGTTAGACGTAAAGATAGGGACGGAGTTCTACCGCACGGCCGTCTTCGAACCAACCAACGAAGCATTCGCGTTTCTCGGACCATTTGATTCTCCAGGTATCTAAGGTCGTTTGGTTCGTTGCTGCTATGGGATGAACTATAGCGTGTTGTGCAGAAGTGTGCAATTGTTATCTAAACTTATTTATTCGCCGTGATATTGGTTATACGCCTGTATCCCAGGCGAATAAGCCTTGTGTACGCTTCCTGGGGTGTAGAGGCTAGTATAGTCACTGTCTGGGTACCTGTGCGCCCTATGCCTACATTTGCCGCATACTCGCGATATCGTTTCATCCTGTCTCACCTTAAGCGTAGAAGTAACGAAGGGAATGCGCTGCATCAATCTCCTGTCGTTCCGCCTCAGGAAGGTTGAGATACGTTGCGAATCTCTCTGCCTCCTCTAGGTTCCTGAAGTATCTTGTGGCACCGCTGCGAGAATAAGAGAACTCATAACCGTTCATCCATCGCGCAACGTAATACCTTGTGCTGAGGGGCCGCTTGGCCTTATATGTGCGCCATTGGTTCATTAGGGTTCCCCTTGGTTATCGTCAGGCTTACCACTCCACATAACCGCAGCGTAAGCCTCAGCATACGAGCAACCCTCACACTCCATGATGCATTCGATCATTCGCTCACGGTCATCGTTAGCAGACTCATAGCGCATATCGTCCATCATTTGAATCCCCTTTGAATCCTTAGGTTATCTCTCAGGTCCTACGGTATTTAGTGTGGTCCGTGGAGTGCTACCGTTTTATCACCAAGGTCTGACGCTAGTTACACACTCACCGACTGGTTACGGCTCTTGCGTTCTGCATCCTTCAGACTCTATGTTTCCTGGTGAGACTCGCGACCGGTTCATCCTTGCAGCGACCACGGAATCTAATGTACAGGTCGGAAGACTGTGTGTCAACACAAAGTTGTGCAGATCATAAAGATTCTTCTGGGTTCCCTTGGGGTCTCAGGTTCGTTCGCCTGTCGAACACACACGAACCCCTTCCCTCACTATTTGCAATCCCTGACCGCTCGGTCGGTTATTCCCTGGGTGCACCTCATCTATCCCTAATGCCCCTGGCTACCCATGGCCAATGAGTAGACCAACGTTCCCTGATTCCACATTAGATAACTCATCGGATGTATCTCCTTTAGAATCAAGCACTTAGCCCAGGCGACCGCTCGAGCCGCGCTCCTTGCTGTGCCCACACGCTGCCGGATGTACCCCCTAGGTCCTCTTTGGATCCACTTCCAAAAGAATGCCTAAAGGTTTTTCGTTGTTGTTGTTGTTCGACCTGTTGCGTGAGAGCAACGTCCCCGAGATTTCCAAAGAAACCCAAGGTACCCCCTAGGACCCCCCGGGTACCCTCAAGTTGATCCCACCCCCTTTATTCCCAAGGGTAACTCAAGGTAGCCAAAAGGACCCCCAAGGGTACCCAAGGTTGCACAAGTTTTACCTAAGTTTCTCCCTACATTGACCATTATCTCGACCATTAATAGACCAGTAAGGGCTATGGGGGGTAGGGGGGCTTTAGATTCTTAGAGACCTAAGGGTTCTAAAGGACCCTAGGTTTTACTTAAGTCCCTATAGTTTATATATAGGTTATTAATAATGGTCTTATCTAAAGATTTACCCAAAGATAAAACCAAGGTACCCCAAGGGTATCCACAGTCACCCAAAGATACCCATGGCATTAGAATCCGCTACTTATATTAATGGTCTCGTACCTGCTAATCCCCTTGGCTCAGATGCCATTGCATTTGCAGATGATCACATCCGTCTCATTAAGTCGACCCTGAAGGCGACCTTCCCGAATCTCTCGGGTGCAGTGAATTGGAACCAAGACCAGCTTAATACAATGATGCCCATTGGCGGGATCATTATGTGGGCGGGAGCTTCTATCCCTGCAGGATGGGCGCTGTGTAATGGTCAGACAGTCGCTAAGTCGGACGGCTCAGGGAATATCACCACGCCTAACCTCCTTGACCGCTTCGTGGCAGGGGCAGGGAATTCCTATGCCCTCGGTAACGCTGGTGGCACCTCCTTCATCACCCTGGCTCAGTCACAGATGCCTGTGCATAACCACAGCGCATCCACGGATAACCCCGGGGATCACAATCACCGAGTACTTGGCCCCACGTCTGGAGATGGCGATCACACCCACGGACTGAATAACCTCGGCTCGGTCCAGGCAGGCTCAGACAATGGCGGTGCCAACGTAAGCGTAAGTACCGGGTATTCCTCGGGACGCTTCCAGTCTCCCACGCAGAACGCAGGTGCCCACACCCATAACGTAGACATCGTTTCCCAAGGTGCCGGTAACCATACCCACAACGTTTCCATTGGGAATGCCGGGGGGGGTGCTTCCATAGATATCCGGAATCCGTACTACGCCCTCTACTACATCATGAAGGTGTAAATACAGATGCCTCTCGAAACAGCCAATTACATCAACCAGCTGAACCCTGCGAATCCCCTGAGTACCGATAGTGTCTCCCAGTCGGACGATCACCTCAGAACCATCAAGCTGGCCCTCAAGAACACCTTCCCGAACCTGGATGGTCCCGTACTCTCCACGCCTGCCCAATTGAATTCCCCGGTACCCGTGGGAGTGATCCTGATGTGGTCGGGAGCCATCGTGGCTATCCCTGCAGGCTATGCGCTCTGTGATGGTACCAATGGGACCCCGGACCTCCGTAAGAGGTTTGTCTACGGTGCCAACTCCACGGATAACCCTGTGGGAACCATAGGTGGGTCCGCAAGTACCGGGATGGCAGGGTCACACACCCATACGATCAACGGTGCAACTGCGGGTGCCCCTGGGGTTACCTTGAATGCTGTCCAGTCTGGTACAGGCGCTACGGCTGTCACGGCTGTCGCCGCTCCTGCGAACCATACGCACACCGCGAACCTCGTGGGTGATCACCAGCATACCTCGCTGCCTCCGTACATGGCCTTGGCCTACATCATGAAGGTTTAATCAATGCCGACTCTCCCGCTTCGGAAGCTTGGGGGCGTGGGGGTCATCACTGATGCCAACCCGTACGACCTCCCGCCTAATGCTTTCTCTGCTGCGAACAACGTCATCTTCGACGAGGACCGGATTACCCGTGCTCCTGTGTTCAAGCAACTGTTCAACCCTATTCGGTCGGCCCTCACGTATGACACGGCCCCGGGTACCTACGATGCCAACACGAATCCATATGACTCGGCTGAAGGTGGTAGCTCTACGCTTGCTCGTTTCGTTGGCTCTTATGCTGACGCCCAGATCGGGGAAGCAGTCTTCGTATGTGATCGAGACGGTACCGTACGTGCGTACCCAAACAATAACCTCACGTTCCTTACCCCTAGCTCAGGCTCGGTAACCAACGATAACCCTTGGTCCCACTGTCAGGTCGCAGGGATCTCCTTCTTGGCGCGTAAGGGCATGAGGCCCTTGGTCCGGAACATCCCGAACAATGACCCGCAGTACTCCCTCATTGCAGGGGACTGGGTAGCTACAGATACCGCAGCGGTGGTCCGTCCGTTCCTGGACTACGCCATCATGCTGAACCTCGACAAGAACGGGGTGAAGTACCCTACGATGTTCAAGTGGTGTAACCCGATCCAGTACGGTGCTGCAATCTCCACGATCAACTGGGACCCCTCGAATCCTAACTTCGTGGCGGGTGAGAACGTCATCTCTGAGATGCGCTCGCCTATCCGTGATGGTCTGGTCCTCGGTAGTGGCTTCGTGGTCTACAACCAGTCCCAAGTGTGGAACGTGGAATACCGTGGGGACTCTGCAGTCTTTGGATTCCGCAAGGCTCCCTTCGAAGGCGGGATCATCAACACGAACTGTGTCGTTGAGATCGAGGGCAAGCACTTCGTCTTCGGTGAGAACGATATCTATGTCCACGATGGTCTCGCTAAGAACTCCATCAGTGACAGCCGCGTTCGTCGGACGATCTACAACACCTTGGACCGTACCCGTCAGACCTCGTGCTTCGTGGTCCATGACTCGGTCGCCAACTTGGTCCACTTCTGCTACCCGACCCTGCAGGATGAGGCTGCGTTCGTCAACGCTGACTTCTGTAACCAAGCTGCGATCTACAACTACAAGAACGACACTTGGTCCTTCATGGATCTCCCGAACATCATTGGGGGAGCGGAGGCCAACGCTGCACTGGTGAAGAACTCCTTCCCGGATGTCACGGATACCTACGAACTGTACAACACGAGCTACACAAGCTTCCTCGGGATCACCCCGAAGATGCCCATCATGCTCTCGGTTGCCG